TTGGCTTCCGAAACAATTCCGGCAGCTACGAAAAATAAAATGGCTTTCATATTGTATAATACTTGTGGTTATGAAAAACGGGGCGGCTCCTTTTTGTTCGGAACCGCCCCGCCATGGCACAACAACGAAGCGGAACGAAAACTTACTTGGTTTCGATCACGACGCCCGCAAGGTCTTTGGTGTCGCTGGCGTATTTGTCCCAATTCGTGCCGGTTCCGAGCGCCGCCGTGGTGGGGGATTTGCCGCCGTTGGTTTTGTCCCAAGCAAAGCCCTTGACGCCAAGGTTGAACGACCATTCGCTTTGCACGGTGCGTTCGATATTTTCGCCGCCGTTCTTCGTCTCAATGTTCTGTTCGAAGTCGCCGTTGTCGTTGACGGAGACCGCGCCAGAAACCAGCATAAGCGAGTAATACGAGGGGACTTCGCTACCTTCGGTTGCAACGATGCCTGTGGGGTTGATGAGGTCCGGCGAATCCGTAATCACAAGGGGACGGCCCATAGGATCGGCTTGAATCCGCACGCCGCCGAAGGTGAACAGGTTTGCGGCGTTCGTAAGGTTGCCTTCAATCACGTCAAAATAAACCTTCGAATGCATGACGTTGCAGACAAGATTGCTTGCGCGGTCGCCAAACTTCGCGGCTGCCGAATTGTTGGTGATCCACGTATATTTTCCGGTTTTGGCGTCGAGGTAGGTCGCCACGCCGTTTTGCACGAGTGCCGCACGGACGGCGGAAATGGCCGCGTTGAGCATGTCGGCCATCTGGCCCTTGGCGAGTTGCTGCCCATATACGGCGGCGCTCTCCTTGGGGTCTTTCAGAATCCACTTCATTTCGGAAGGGGGGATGTTGACCGGGGGAGTGCCCGCCGCAATTTTGACGGACGTGTCAAGCAATTGCTCAAGGCTCAATGCGCTAACGGTGCCGGTCCCGTAGGCGTTGCGACGGCGAACAATTCCTTCAAGCTTCTTCCAAAAGGAGAAGTCAGAGAAATCGCCGTCGTTTTGTTTAACGACGAGGGTAATTCCGCCAGAAGTGGCGGCGTTGAAAAGGTCAACTTGCTGAAGCAGAACTTCAGTCATGGAACCTTTGGCGTATTGCGAAAAGACCTTAAGGGCGCTGAGAGACATAGTATTATTTCGGATTATTGGTTAATGATCTGCGTTTCCGCGTCGTTATTCCAAATCCTCCGAACCGATGCCCTTTGCTTCAAGGCGGGCAACTAATTCTTTCGGACTGGCTTTCGCCGCGTCGAATTTGTCATTGTCAACCCCGGTCCCGCCGTTGGTAGGAGCATGCCCGGACCCGCCGCCGCTTGCTCTTGACGCGACCAAGGAAGACTTTAATTCCCCATCTGTCAAGTATTCTTTTTTCAAATCCTCCACGCTGAGAGCGGACGCTTTGCCGTCTTTTCCGAGCACGCGCACAATTGGTTGACCGTCCACAAGTTCGGCGGTTAAGCGGGATTTGATGAAGGCTTTGGCGAGCGCGGGGGAAACAAACATCTTTGCGATGTTTTCGACGTGTTTGCTTACAACCTCACCTTTTGTCCGCTCCTCAACGTCTTTTGCGGCCTGTTCGTTCGCGGCTTTCAGTTCGTTGATTTGGCGTTTGTAATCGTCTTCGACGGCTTTGATGTCGCCGCTATTGCGGGCGTCCGCGAGCGCCTTTTTGCGGGTCTCTTCAAGCTCCTTTGCCTTGGCGACTTCGAAGCCGTCAAGCTTCGCCTTGACCCCGGCCTTCTCTTCTTTCTCCGCTTTTAGCGCGGCTTTGAGGCCAGCCGCGTCTTCTTCGCCGTTGTGGTAATCTTCGGAGCCTTCGATTTTGGTAAAGGCTGCTTTTAGCGAAGCGGGCAAAGCTTCATAGTCGGTTTTCGTGATTTTCATTTCGGTTCCTTGGTATTACTGCGTGTTTGTTGTTGTTTGTTGCTAAAGCCCTGCTTTGGCGAACGCATCGGGTTCAATCGCCCGCATTTCGTCAAGTGTCAAGGCTTCAAAGTCTCGTCCAAGATTAAGCTCTGCAAACCGTTCGGGGGTCAAGCCTCCGCTCTGGAAAAGCTTTGCCCGTGTCGGTCCTAGCGCCGTCTCTTGGAAATTGGCCGGTTGTGTTTTCAGCCAATCGTAATAATTAAGGTTTGCGTCAACGTATCCGGGATTAGGCCCGCTGCTTGCCCGTGTCGCGCCTTCGTCCAGAAAATCCCACTCCTTGCCAAGCACGGCAACGGTAGTGCTCCGGCAATTTGGATGGATCGGCGGCATTGGACCTTTGCCGGGTTCGAACGTGCGACCGTCAAGAGATTTGCATTGCGCGGTTGTTCGGCGGTCAAGGGTCGATAACCATTGGTAACGCTGAATAATATCGCCATTGTTTTCCCAAACTTCCATTCGCGCCGCGTTCGCCGTGTGCTGAATAGAAGTGTTGATTATTGTTCCCGCGTGCTGGCGTGAAACATCAAGAAAGCCATCCGTGTAGCCTTGCGCCTTCGTGCCGCACGCCTGCTTGATCATGTCTTGCAACGTAAGGTTTTGCCCCCATCCCTTTTGAACTAGGTTTGAAACCCGCATTGCGTCACGAACCGGCCAATCCTTAATCATGACGGGCATCATTTCACCCGTCGCTTGCACTGGATTTTCAAGTGCCGCCTTGTAGGCAAGTTTCGCGGTAGGCGTGGCGAACTTGGGAGGGTTTGCCACAAGTTTAGCGAGCGAGGTAGCTTCGAGTCGCGCCGCATACTCTGCAATTCCCGGAAGGTTGCCAATGAAGTCCTCCATAGCGGGGGCCGTCACGTCCACCATGGCCGAACGTAGGCTTGCCAAAACCTTTTGAAGCTCTTTGCGGTCAAGCTCCTGCAAATCCTCAATTTCAAGCGCATCAAGGACGGCCTTTACACGCTTGCGCAGTTCGACTTGAACGCCTTTCCAGTTGCGGACGTGTCCGGCCTTCAGGCGTTCTAAGTAGACTTGTTGGCGCGTTGCTATGTCAATGGGCGTTGCCATATAATATATTACGCGGTAGGCGCTTGATTATTGGGGTCAACGGGGGTCTTCGATTGCTGAAGCCTCATCGCTTCGTCTGTTTGGGACTTTAGCTCTTGCTGCGCCTTCTGAAAGTCTGCGTCCGCTTGCTCTTGCAATTGGTCCTTGGCGTCTTCATCACTGAGGTAAGCCATACCGCCGTTTTTGAGTTTGTCGCGGGCTTCTTCAAACGTGATAAGTCCGCCGTTGTAGGCCGAAAGCGTTGCGTTCACTTCGTCCGGGGTCATGCGCGAAATGGCAAAGTCGGTGTTAAGTTCAAACAATATATCTTTGTCGGGTTCGGTTGTTTCGATGTTGCCAAACTGCGCCGCCCATCGAAGCGCCAGCCCGTAAGCCGCCGAAACATTCGAGCAACAGGAAGCTAGGATAGATGTTTCAGACGCTTCATTGATACCGCTTTCCGTGGCCGTCTTTGCAACCTCGCTTTTCTCCACCAGCTTCGCGCCTAGCGCCTGCATCAAGGCTTCCTTTTGGTCCATGGCCTCTTTGGGGAGTGTGTTAGGCGAAGCTTGAAGCATGCCCGCCGTTGCCCCTTGTGGGAGCGCGATGCACTCACGAGAGCCTAGATAAATTCCACCACCCATATGTTTGTCAATCCATCCATCGGAAAGCCCGGCAAGGTAGGGCGTGGGCTGGCCTAGCATATACACGGCCTCCTCATAATCCGCCGAATTTCGGTAATGCGCGATGTTCAAATTTGCAATATCAAGCATCAACGGCTTTTCAACATTGGCATCGTTTGACTCCGCGCCGATGAAGGTAGCAGGAATCTCCATAAACGGCTGGCCCTTTCCATCCAGCGGTTGCACGCTCTCAATTGACACGTTGCCATTGTCGCCGGGCCGGTGAACCTCTACGAAGTAGGTTCCGCCCTTCAAACGTAAGACCCGGTATTGCTCCAAAAAGGTAGCTTCAAAACCATCGTCATTTGCAATGTAGGATTCCCGAATGACCACAAGTGAAAGCTTCACCTTCGCGCCTTCTTGCATGACGCGCCAGTTAATCACTTCGCTAGGGTGACAGAGAATGACGCGGGGCCGAATGGCTCCGGCTTCTGCGTCCGCTTGGCTTACCGGCGCGGCGGTTTTGGGGTAGTCCACCCAAAGAAAGGCGGGACTTTGAAACGACATAGCCCAAAGCGCGCTTTGCTTGTTGCGTGGCGCTCACGCCGGAGCCGTCAATGTCTTCCAACCAAGGCAACATGGAATCGGGCATCGTGGGAACCGGCTCAACGGAAAAGCATTGGCCGACCATGTTGTTTACTGTGCGTCCGGTAACACCATGAAACACCGCCCGCTTTTTATATGCTGCATACCGGGCCGCGTTTTCATCGCTATCGTCTTCGGGATTCGGGCGGGGCAAATAGGCTTCGCCTTCCTTTTTGATTTTTCGTTGGCCTTCAATGCAATCATCAATCAACGCGTAATCTTTTTCGCGCTTAACAAAGTCGGGGTGTTTTGAAGTAACTGGCATAATGTATATTTTCTAAGTTGCGTGTCTTGTTTTTAGTCCCTTGGTCAATTTGCGGGAAGCGTCTAGCACACGATACCGAAGTTCATCTTGCAAATGGTCCTCGGTTTCGGAATCAACATCGTCGGGGTTTTCTTCATCGCGTGGGGTATCCGGCATGAATTTCCTAGCAAACTTGCATGATCGCGTAAAGTATAATCCCGGACCTTCCCCCTTTATTGCGTTTTGGAGCATGTCGCGAACGAGTTGCCAGCCGTTGACGCGGCTTCCGGCTCCTTTGTCAGCCGCCAGCCATTCAACGCCTTCCTCTGCCATCTTCGAACCGATTGTGGCAACGTCTGCCTCGCGTTCCTGAAAGATTTGACCGTCTGCCGGGCCAGCGGAAGGAACAACTTGAACGATCTTTTCTTTTAGCATCGCCTGCTCTCGCTCAAGGATACCCGCTGCAATGTCGGGGCCGCTCATTTTGACGCCTTCATTAACGCCTCCGCTTGTTCCATACCATTCGGTGAAACGAATCAGCGAACCTCTAACGGGCGTAAACTTCTTGCCATTATTGAGTATTACTGACTCACCGTTGGCCTGCGCATACCAACCCACAGAAAAAGGATGCGAACTGCCCCAGTCAAAAGCGCGGTCAACATACCAGCCTTTCGGAATTGAAAAATCATCAATGATATGAACGTGCTCTTTCCACAAATCGTTGAACATGCCGCCCGCACGAATGTTCCAATCGCCCAACAACCACGCCTTTCGGCGCTCTGGGTCCGTTTCGGCCTCAAGGTTCGCGATATACTCAGGAGCAAGATAGATGTTTTCTTTGTAGGTTCCGAAAAGGCGCACTTTAGTTCGTATAATGTTTTCCCGCTGTCGCGTGCGTGGATTGAATACGTTGATTGTAGTTTTGCGAACTTCTCCCGGATCACAATCATCAACAAACTCGGCCTTTACCCACGAATGACCCGGCCCCCAAGGGTTTGTTGTGGAAAACATCTGCAACGGGATTTCAGGAAGCGGCTTGCCGTCCTCCGTGGCATAAGTGCCGTCCGGGTTTCGTGCCGTGTGCTTCTCAGGAATGAAACCCGAACGATTACAGGATTTGATTAGGTCATATATCTTTCGGTTTGGATACTTTGTTAATTCGTTGAAGCCGATAAACGGGAACTCTTGCCCGTGAAACTTCATGTAATCCGATTCGCGCTTGATCTGCCGAAAGAAAAGCATTTCGCCCGTGGGCCACGTCCAGCAATAATCCCCCTTCGAGCGTTTGAACTGCGCCCCATCGCCAAACTTGAAAAAGTGCTTTTCGCTCTTGGCAACAATATCATCAAGGCTTTTATACTCCCTATCTAGTATTACCCCGCGCCAGTGTTGACCGTATCCCTTGCCCACAAGAGACTTGAAGCGCATGATTTGAGCATCCGTCTTGCCGGGACCGCGAGAGCCGTCATAGAGCACTTCATGGGCTGGACACGTCACGGCAAGCTCTTGAGAGCCGGGGATGGCCTCCCATGCTATCTCTACCCGCTCTTTGCCGTCGATAAGTGCCGTGTCTGCCATCGAGTATATTATTCAACAATCACAAACCCCTTTTGTGCGGTCAGTTCGAACTCATAGCATTTACTGCTTTGCGTCGGCCCCCATGTAACCTCATACATATATCCGCCTGAATAAAAACAAATCCCGGTAACTATGCCGGGTGTTTCAGGTTGGGTTTTGTGGTAAACAGTAGCTTCAAGCGCATATTTAATGCAATCGGGCAACTCGTTCATATATTAAACATCAATGGCGGTTGATTGTTTTAGACGCTTTTGAGAACGTGTGGCAACTGCGCCCCATTCGTCAAGATTCGTGCCCGCCTGCTTCAAGGCTTGCTCACCGACATACATAATACGTCGTATTACTAGCGCCTCTTCCTTTGGTTTGGGGGTTTCAAGACCCATCCATTTTCCGACCATCTTCA